TTTTGAAGAATAGAAAAAGCTTGATCCGGCAACATTGCCGATTTGACATTCGTCTGCAATCCTTTCGTTAGACCGACAATTGGAAAGGATTGCAAACTCATTAATACACCATTATTGCGACACTAGAGACACTTGATATTCCTGCTAAGCTCAAACTTACGACAAATGAGGTCGCTAACTTTGACGCTTCTGCTATAGAATAAACTGCACCGGGAATAGCTGATTCCACAGAAGGATATATAAAATAATTAGAATCTTTTAAAGCTTGAGAAAAATTGACTTGGAAAGTTGTGGTAGTAAGACTGGTTATCGAGCCGACATTGAATGTTGAATTAGCTCCGTAAGGCCCATCTGCTGATAAAGACCATGATCCGCTCATTCCTCCACTATAAACTGCTCTACAAACGGCTCTAGGACTCACGGGAATCAATGTTCCCATTACAGTATTGCTAGGTTGATATACAAGACAGGATGACGTAGATGCAGGGGTAGCATTAAAAGAATAGAGATAGGATTGATTGCCAGTTTGTGTAAAGTTAGCTGAGTTTCCGAATGTATTGAAAGTGATTTCTTTATGTTGTCCTTGTCCGGGAGCATTAGGAGCAACATGGTCAATAGATACTAGATTAAAATAATTTGTAAAATTTCCCTGAACTTGAGTTCTAGAACTCCCTAACGATTGTCCAGAAAATGGAATATTTGACGTAAATGTCATGTGCCTCCTGCGCCACCTGTTCCAAAACCAAAACCTGAACCATAATTCAAATTTCCTTGTTCGGCGAAAATCGTATTAATTTTTTGTTTACTTAGTTGTGCATATGTTCGCGTATAAATCATTTGATATCGTTCATTTAGAATTTTATCCATCAGAGCTATGCCATCAGTATCTAATCTATCCTCGAAAATCTTCTTTGCTGCTCCAACAGCTAGACATTCCCACCACTCGCTTAGTTCTGGTGTTCCTGTACCATTCATCAAGCTCATTAGAGCCTGTGTTGGTTGTCTATACGCTACTAATTCGACGGTATATCCGTAATCTGGAATAGGTCTTAGAGTGAACTGATTTTGAAAAAATAAAATTGATAGGGGAATAGCCAGAGTGGTAGGGTTGTATTGAATTTGGATGTTATTTCCTCCCGGCACCGCTTGAGTGAACACAAGATTTTGGATTTGACCTGTTCCATAATTTACTGAGCCTCCCGGCATACAATTTCCGATTAGATTTCCATTTCCATCATCGGTTACGTTTAAAGTGTTTCCATTAGATACATTGGCTGTAATAAGCAAGTTTTGCACTCTACTAGAAGGGTATCCTGAATACCCTTGCGACACGCCAGGGACATTTGGACTTCCTGCGGCATTAGGATTGTTATTGATGCTTCTTAGAAGAGGAGTTGCCTGTGTATATCCAGTATATGGCCCAGTTGTTCCATTTCCTGTTGAGAAATTTTCTATATTCTGCCAATTAAAATTCACTCCATAGAAACTCCATGGATCAGTGAATAAGGCAATTTCTCTCTTTGCGCAATAACAAGGTTGTTCGATTGTAGTATATTGTTCAGAGTTGAATGCGTATGTGTCGACACCCATTGTAGTGTTGAAAGTATATATATCTTTTAACTTTAGGGATCGAAATTCAGAAGGGAAATCGTAATTGTAAAAAGAATTTATATAGTCTGCTAGACCAACACTATTGGGATCTGAAGCATTGGCATAGTTTGGAAGTTGCAGCATATCTGCTGATCCCGTCATCCTCCTGATTTTTGCGAATATCGAGTTGAGATTGACTATAGCCATTTTTCCTCAGTTATTAGGTACATTATCAAATGCATCTGCTAAATTAGTTTGAGCTGGAAAAGCTCCCGGAATGATTCCAGAACCCGCAGGTACAACCATTGCTGGATATACCTGTTCATTTTCTGGCAGGAATATGAAAGGCGAATAATTTTGGCTAGCTATAGGCACAGTGATAGTATCGCTGGTCAATGCGATAACAATCGCTTTCTGATTATTAAGTTGCATCGTGCCGCTCTGGGGGGATACTCGGAATGAAACATATTCCCCAATAGTAAAATCACACGGAGCAGTAAAGGTCACAGTGGTAGTCTGCCCTAGGGAGATGCTCTGTATGAGACTAAATTGAGGAATAAATGTACTCATTACATGATGTCCATAGGTGTGAAGCGAGTGCGAGAGGTTTTAGTCACTGTATCTACACCTTCATCTGCTTTTTCGCGCATCAAACGTATTTTTTTGTAACAATTATTTAAATGTTTAGCCAAATCAATTGGGATATCGCATACTTCTCCATGTGTGATTTTAACTGTGCGTATTGGTTCGCCGGGATAGAATCTATAAGAAAAATCTAGCCAGCCTCCTCCTGCATCGGTAAATTCAAACATTCCCTTTATAAGTTTTTCACCATCTTTCTGAAGTTTTTTGATCTTTTCAGCAGATGCTAGTTTCTGTGCTGCAGTCAGAACGCAGACCGTGCGTGCTCTAGTTTCTTTAATTTGCATATTTTTCCTTTTTTTAACCAAAAAGGGGCATTTCTGCCCCAAGTTTTCAACCAAATTAAGCATTGCTTAAGTACAAATAGTCTGCTTTGAAAGCAAAATATTGCATTGTGGATCCACTCGCACCGACAACAGATGAACCAATATTCATGTAATATTGATTTAGATTGTCAAATGCATCCTGCAGATTTGTGCCTGGAGGAGTTTGCGGTATTGTAGCTGAACCATTAAGCGGCACGATTCCAGAACCTGCGGGCTCGCAGATAGGAGGAGATGCCATTCCAGCTGCAGTTGCGCTAGACGGATATGCAAATGCTGTGCCAATTCCGCTAGTATTTAGGTTGAGAACAATAGATGATTCTGTAGCCGTATTGGTTACAGATAGCACTCTATATGCTCCACCGGGTCGACGTGTGGCATAGCTTAATGCTGCCCAAGCCGTACCATATGTAGACGGAATTGTGAAATCCACGAGCTGACCAGGGGTGCATGTATTAGGACGAGCAAAATACACTTTGGCCTGAGTCGCTTGTGTGATGTACAGAATTTGCTGCGCACGAGGATAAAACTGTCCCGGATAGAATTTGAGAACAGTGTTTGTCGTGGCGGGAGCTGCAATTACCAAACCAGCAGCAACAGCTGTGGCTATGTAGCCAAAAGTAATGCTCATATTAGATGTGACGGCTGTAACTTGAGTTACAATACCTCCTAATTGTTGCATCCCTGTTGGATTGATCAATCTAACTATATCTCCTACAGCAATACTCCCAGTATTTGCCATTGAATCAACAAAAGTTGTATTCGTAATTGCTGTGCCTGCAAGACTTCCGATTAACGGAGGTTTAGCAGAATTGATGAATGTGAAACCATTGCTTGCGCCTTGAGTGGCATAAGTAGTGATCCCTGCTCCAGTTGATGAAGGCTGACCGAGACCTAAATAAGATCCCAAGGCCATACTCGAAAACCATTCAGCATAAATAGCTGCGTCAGCAGTTGTAGCTTTTCCCCAATTTGTAAGATCTTTAACGAAAAACCAGTCTGGTTGATCATTAAGAGCTACATTGAAAGCACTTCCCGTAGAGGTATAAGTACCACCACCGATAAAAGAATAAGGCAACATAAAAAACCTCCTATATACCTGTTGATCTTAAATTTTGAATCCACAGGTCATTCGTGATGCACTGGCCTTGGTAGAACGAGCAGCCTGCCGTATGTCGGAGCATACACGGATCATTATTGTATCCAGGGGGCAGGTAGATGAATCTTGCTTTTCCGCCTGCTTGCCAAACGACTTTATATGCCTCTTTAGCAGAGACGAAGCAGTTAGCAATATCATTACCAAGCAAAGACCCTTGAGGGGTAACAGAACCCTGTTCTGAGATGAAGAAGCGCGTGTTATTGACACCACCCCATTCGACTGCTAATGTTTGATTTATGTTTGGATACGCAAATTTCCTTGTGAAATTTTCAATATTATTCAAAACAGGAATCATTCTAGTTGTAAGCATACAACCGTAACTATCACCGATAGGGCTAGTTGCGAATTTTAAATCAGCTTCTACTATACTTGTGATGTATTCCCCAGAATTGTTTTGCAATACTGTAACAACATCATCAACATCGGAAAGGGCCATTTCTGTGGGCAAATCCCCATTAGTGCCCCCTACGCAATTTATGACCGAAGCGGAAGATTCAAGTTGATCTCTAACAAGGACATCTTGGGTTTCACGGAGGGCTTGTCCTAATCTCGCCGCGGCGGAATTAAGTACTGGATCCTCATTGGTAATTGTGACTTGACGTGTGAGGACGATATATGTAGCATATACTCGAACTCGGCAGTCCACATCGACGCGATTAAGCTGTTGTGGAGGAGGATTGACTTGGGAGTCATCTAAGGGTACAGGAAATAGATCTAGACGATCGTAGCGCGATTGTCTGTCTATAAATCCCATATTGTCTGGCAATTCAACTGGTGTTGCAAACAGCATGTGCACTAAATTGTGCTCAGGTGTGCTCAACAGTTTGCCGTTATATCGCTGCTGGATTTGTGGTGGCAGCGTATTAATTCCAACTGTCATTTTGGTTACCTAAAATTTTAGTAACCCATGCCAGCCTGCCGTGCAAATTGGTGCATTTCTCTATTTAGGGCTTCCTTTTGCGTTTTCGTCAGTTGATTTGCATCAAAAGCTTGTGCCATTGGCCTCTTGTCAAAAGCTTGAGGCGATTGCACAGATTTCTTGTTCTGTTCAATTTTCTTTTCAGTTTCAACAACTCTTTTCGACACAGGTTTCGCGAGCCCCTTCGATTTAATGTACTCATAGCTCTGTATAGCGAACGAATAAGGATCATCCGTCATCGTCCTAGCTAAACTGGCGGCTAGTCTAGGGTTAGTTTCTTCAATTAAATCTAATGTCTCAGAATTGACAACTTGGTCGAAATCGGCATATTCGCGTTTTACTTCAGCTAATAATGAGTTCTGTTTTTGAGTAGCATTAGATTTTCTAACTTCTTCAACTTCAGATCTCATTTCCTGTTTCAGCTTTTTGAAAGCCTTTGCAACATCCTGACCAGCCACATATTCCTGTTTGGCTAGCTGCTCTATTACATCTTCCTCTGGCTGCACTTGCTGTTGAGGCATCCTTTGAGCATTTATCATTTGCTGAAGGAGTTCCTCTTGGAGTTTTGCCTTTCTCTCAAGATCCCTTTTCTGAATCCGTAGTTCTGCGAAGGCCCGATTGCTTTTATCGTCTGCCTGAACAGATTCCGTTTCAGTATCCTGAGTAGCTTCAATCTCTGGAGAAGCGACATCCTGATCAACTTGTTGATCTACTGCTTCGTTTTCGATCTCATGCATTTTATTTCCTTTGGTTTGGTGAGAACCTATCTACCGTTGAATACGCACTATTTAGGCTAGTGGAACCTTACTCTGGACAATATTTAAGAAAAGTTTTAAAGCTAAGAAGTATTTTAATAATGAGTTTAGAGCAATGATTTGCCCTTGTTGTGAGGAAGAAAGGAAGGGATCAGATTTTATAAATTCAACAAATTGCTATAAATGTGAGTTTAAGCGAAGAACAGATGAAGTTGAAAAAAATGAAGACTTATTTTGTAGGATGTGTAGCAATGAATGCACTAATTCTAGATGGAAATACTGCTCCGAAGAATGTGCTATTCTAGGAAAAGTCGAGAGAGATAGTCACAACTGGACTAAGAAAATTAAATCTGTAACTAATTTTTCTGCGAAGGGAATACCCATTTTCAGAAAAAGAAAACAGACTTAATATTCTCCCTCTTTCTCTCTCGACAAAATATTTTCATAATGGAGCTGAGTTTCTTTTTCCATACGTTTCGATCTTAGTATCTGTCCATTTAGGATTGGGGATCCACTTCAACTTAGGATCGTGATAGAAACCGAATGGCTTTAGATTGTATTTCTTCCATGCTTTGATCTGGAATACATATTCCTTCTCATATTGGGATGGATTGGCTAGGACGTTATTCATATCACTCCAGTGTGGTAGGCACCAGCAGAAGCGCAAATCCTGCGTTTTTGGATCTTTCCAGAAGACTATTGTGTCATCTTCAGGCCATGGGCGGTATCCAAAATATAGTATACGCCGGAGTAGAGCAGTTTTCATCTGCAAGTCTTTTTTCTCATGAACCATAAGATAATATGGCTTGCCTTTGAGATCGAAATTCTTAATGGCATCGTTAATGTCGTCAATGAGGGATGTAGTCATCTCACGCGACATGTCTCCAACTTCAATGCATTCTTCATGATTGTTGATGTTCGCATCACGATAGATCTTCCCAACTGTATCGCGCGTAGGATCATATTTCGATTTAGATGCATCGATAACTTTTTTTACTAATTCTGGATCTTCATTCATATTTATCTCTCAAGTATTTTGGCCAACTATCTCTAATGAATGTTTTTATTACATGTTTTTCTATATCTTCTAATGTATTTACACCAAAACAGGAACACATATCAGGATCTTTTAAGAAATAGATGTACAAATCAATAGGATCAAGCACAGAAGGCTTTTGGTGACATTCACAACAACATGGAATATAAGATGAGCTATCCATCCTTTCACGCAACTTTTCATCATCATTCAAAGTCATAAATATCTCTTATTTCTTCGTTTTAAGACTTTAACGGAATAATCTAACCATGCTTTGTCATTCTCTTCTGAAGGAT